AAACATGTTAAATATCTGATTAAGATTATATCAAGAACTTACTAGAAATTGGCAAAACAACTGTGTCTTACTTTTTTGTAAATAAGAACCACAAATATAACAGACTTTGAGTTAACTTCCATATCTCGTCAAACAATATAATAAATACTTTGTAATTATTATTACCTATTCTTTATAAAATAAATATATTGATTAGTTGGTTTTTATATCAAAATATATGTAAAATTATGTAGTATTATTCAACTTAAAAGAATTAATTAATAAATCGGCTTCAAAATTCATTGTTAACCAGTTAACAGGTTGTGCCCAACCATCGTTATAGTTTCTGTTATCAAATGAAACATCCTTCCATTCTTGAATCTCATCTTTATTAAAATATATACTATTTTTTATTGTCTTAAAATTATTAATAAATTCTTGTCTTTGAGTTTCTGAATGCATTCTATGTAATAAACTATCACCCCATACGAAAAAAGGGGTTTTTATTCTTTCAAGTCTTCTATTGTATTTATCTAGACATATGTTTTGATCTGTTTCGTGAATCCAATGTATCTCTATGTCATCTAAAAACATAACTGGAAATCCAGGATAACGAATATATGGGTGTGTTGTGCATATAGGCAACTTTGGTTCTAAAAATTCAGGTTTTAGTTTAATATAATGATCAAAATTAGAACAAAATTTTAAAAACTGAAAATCATCCTGAAAGTAAGAACCAATAAATGGATTATCATATTCTCTATTCAATTTGCTATAAATTTTCACACCCAGGCAATTATTTGTTATAAAACTATAAGTTTCCATTTTTATTTATGAAAAAATTTTTATTTAAATTTTTTAGTAATTTAGTTTATCATATTTATAGATTCTTCAAGAGATGATAAATCTATGTGCATACTTATATCAACAAGTGGATACATACATGCATGTGGGTAATCATTTATTATGTCAACTGTTTTTTGTGAGTTTATTAGTTTGTTTATGTTACAATCATTATATACATATAGTCTATCTTCTTGACGTTCTATTGGTTTATATAAATCTTTATTATCATATGATTTATCACATTCTATTAAAATATTACCAGCTGATAATGTTGCAAGACCTTGGACATAATATTTACGATAGAAAAATTTTGCATCAGTAGGCCATAATTCTATTACATATGTGTCGATTTTTTCATTTTGCAAAAATATACTATTAGTTACTGGACCTCCTGGACTACCAATCAAACATTTACATTTAGATATAAGATTTAGTTGTTCTTCCATACAAAGATTATAAAAATTTACACATTGAACTTTAAATCCTTTATTTTGAATAACATTAACAACATCGACAATATTGAGGATACGTCTGTAATCATGCATTGAAATAATTACGAATTTATCATCAACAGTATTATTAATATTATATTTAGAATATATGTATTTTCTGTATGATTCAAATAGAGATATTTTATTACCACATTTTTTTATTCTGAAGGATGTATTGAGTTTAAATTGTTGTGTTAAAAAAAATTCTTTCATATATTTCAATATACACTGAGAATCATAGTCATAATTAATGAACCAGTAACTATCATTTGTTATAAAATTTTTATTGATTAAATTTACTGTTTGTTCATTTACATGTATCGTTGTGTATATTAGATGATCAAATATTTTGCCTCTTTCGTAAAATATTTGTTGAGGATTTAATATTGATTTTAGTATATTTAATGATTTATCAGAATAGTCTGTGTTATGGATTGGGTCTAAGCATAATAAATTGAATTTTTTATCCAAAAGATTACATTTTAATATTGTTATATATAGAGGAAACAAAACATCTATAAAAAAATGTCCTTCATTTCTATTAGAAAAATGAGGTGCATATATGGTAGGAATAATGCTCATATCGGCTTTTATATCTAAAACAGTAATTTTTGTAGTATACATACCCTTTACGTGATTTATATTAATAGTATCATACATGTCTGTTATATTAATTATGTTCATTTACATAATAAGATAAATTCTTTAGATTTAAAACTTATTTTATACATCAAAGAACTAATCAATATGTATGATTATTTTCTAGTATATGTAAAATGAAATCCTGTTTTTATCATCCCACATTTAGTATAGAAAGATTCTAGATCTTTATTTGCGTCCAATACACATTTATAGCAGTTCATTGAATCACATATATTTAACATATGTTTTACTATTATTTTTCCGTATCCAAATCCTCTGTGGTTAATATCTACAACAACATCTTCTATATGTCCAACACTATCAAAAAATTTAATTTCAACTAGTAATTTAGCAGTTGCAACAAGTTTAGAACCAACCTTTATTACATAAATGATACCTCCTTGTTTTTTAATAGATTCATATTTTATTAAAAATTCTTCTTCTGTTATACTTCCAGAATAAGATCCGAGTTGAAATCTTAATTCCAAGTACTGTTTCCAATCTTCTTTTGATAATTCTGCTATTTGCATTTTAAAGATTTAACAATGTACCTTTAAAATGAAAATAAATATTTGCGTACCTCTTTTCAATAGAGGTTCTGATATTACTAATCTTGTACAAAATATTAACTCGATTAAAATTCCCAATATAACTTTAAATGTCATTATTGGAGACTATCACAGTACTGATGTTGATTTAAATCAAATAATCAAAGATCTAGAAATTAAAGTAACCGTTATACAAATAGATGGGCGCTTTAATTTAGCAAAGTCATTACAAATATGTTCTGATACAGTGTTAGATCCTGATGAGTTAATTATGCATATTGATGCTGATACAGTTTTTGATAATGGGTCTGAATTATTTACAAGGATATCTAATTATGTTATACAAGGACAATCATATTATTGTCCTATTGTATCCACAGAAGGTAGACCAAAAAAATGGAGTTCTCAATATAATGGAAAAGTGTATGTTCCAACAGAAGATCACTGTGGAAGTGGATTGATATTAATATATAATAGCGATTATAAAAATTCAGGTGGTTTTAATAATTCAGAATATATGAATGAACGTGGTGAAATATGGGGTCATCATGAAAGAATTCTTTTAAGCAGACTTTCATTTTTAAACAAAATAAGACATATAGAATCTGATATATGGTTGAGAATGCACAAGAGAGATAAAGATAGTGTATGGTATTCTGGTGGTTCAACTGACTATTTTTAATATTCTAGCCAAATCATATTTTCTAGTGTCCATTTAATAGTTTTTTCTAGACTTTTTTCGAAATCTAATGGTAAATTAAAACCCATATCTAACAATTTTTTCCCATTTAACGCATATCTTTCATCATGTCCAGGTCTATCTTCATGAAAATTAATCATTTTATATATAAGTTCCTTACCAATTACTTTTGAAATAAACTTTGCCATTTCTAAATTATTAACTTCTTTTTCACCTACAATATTGTATTTTTCACCTGGTACTCCATTATTAATTAAAAACATTACTGCTTGTGCAATATTCCTAGCATGAATATAAAATCTACTTCCCGGTATTGTGGCTGTTTTATCAGAATGAATTTCTATTTTTTTACCTTCTAATATATATTTAATGCATTTAGGAATAAATTTTTCAACATGTTGTCGCTCTCCAAATGCATTCATTACATTAACAATTACTATAGGTAATTTGTAAGTATTTTCATATGAAATACATATATTTTCTGCTGCTGATTTAGAAGCTGAATATGGATTTGTAGGTTTATGTCTATCCCATTCAGCAAAAGATATTCCGTTTGGAGCTGCGCCAAATACTTCATCTGTACTAAAATAAAAAAACAATTCTAAGGTATTTAAGGAACGTGCATATTCTAACAAATTAACAGTACTTGTAATATTATTATGAATTATTTCAACAGGATTTTTAATGCTATTATCAACATGTGTATCCGCTGCCATGTGAATTATATAATTAACATCTCCAAATTCTTTTATTAATCCTTCAGAAAAAGGAATTACAAGATCATATGTAAATATACGAACCTTTTCATTGTTAAAAATACATGCGTCCTTTAATCTATCGAATCCTTTACTAGCATATGTTAGTTTATCTATAATAATAATATTCCATTCTGTATTTTTTAAAATGTGTTCAACAAAATGATGTCCAATAAATCCACATCCTCCTGTTACTATAATTGTTTTTGTCATTTTATATTAAATTTTAATAAGTTTAAATATGAATTGGAATTATATAAAGTTTTATATCCTTGATTTATTTTATATAGATTTTTGCCTAGCATTTTTGAGAGTTTGTTCATTTTGTTTATGAGTTTCTTTATTCGGCTTTGAAGTATTTACACTATCACAAAAATTATTAATTTATTGATTCATTATTTTTATATTTCAGTAAAAAGAATGAAAATAACAATTTTATTTTTCAAAAAGTCTATAATAATACTTTGTGAGTATTATTACAAGATTCAAATAAGAGTATAATTATTAGATATTTAAACATTTTTTAGCGTAGATTTCTGTAAAAGTTTCAAATCCTAAAACTTTTTCCTGTAATTCGTTAAGAACATTATTCTCAAAAATACTTTTATAATCAATTTGTCTACAAAAAAGACATATAAAAAATCACCTACCTTTGGTAAATAATCGTTGTTATTACCACCAGTTATCTTATTAAAACAATCAAAGCAAATTAAATAATTACAATTTTGAGTTGGAAATGAATAAGTATGATTACGAAGAGGTGTAATAACTAAACTTATCATTTTTCAAATTCTTCATGTGTTCGTACATTTTTCCAAATCTTCTCCTCTTAGAAAAACTTTCGAAACATATAGAACACTTCATTTTATCAGTAATTATATAACAAAGTTGATTATTTCACTTTTATTTTTTTGTCTTTGTTGACCTGCGTTTTTTTGCAACTGCTTCTTCTTGTTCAATTTCTTGAAGCCACCTCTTGTACGCATTTTCAAATTGTTTAAGTTCTTCAAGCCATATATCTTTTTCGCTGTTGGATTTTAACTTATCCAATTTTTCTTTCAAAGACATGATATCATTATTAAGTTGTTTAATCTTATCGGTAGTAAAGGTTCTAACTTGCATTCTAAGAAGATAATCATAACCTCCTTCATCTTCAGTCTTTTTTGGATCCTCATCATAACCTCTCTTTTTTAACGCATCAATTATATCACTTTCTTTCTCATTCATAATAGATATAGTCTTACTTACAACTTCTGATACAAATCTTTCTTTATTTCCAAGATATCTAATCTCTTTTTCTAATGCGTCAAGCTGGTGTCGTTTTCTCTTTACATAATAGTCAAACCGAACTCTACAAAAATTGTCTAAAATTGAGTCTACGGTGTCATGTTTCTTTATCTGTAATTTTTCATTGAACATTACCATATTGGATGTGTAAAGATAACTGTGTAGTTTTAAACTGCCCAAATCGCATGTAAAATCATCTCCTTCTGTGAGTACAAAATGAACGTTCTTTGTAGACGAATAATTTGATACAGACTTGAGTTTCTTATCTGCTTTTAAATCTTCACAAAATTCTGCAAAATTAGAAGTCCACAAAGAAACAGGTAATTCTTTAACTTCAATAGTACCCTTCTTTCCTTCCTCAACAATTCCATATGAAATAAACCTATTTTCTCCATTCTTCTCTATCTCTCCTATAAATCCACGATACCAAGGTTTGAATTCAGGAAACATGCTAACAATATTTTTTGGATCATCAGGATCAGACACTAAAACTTCACCATCATTTTCTAAGTAAATTTTAATAGCTTCCACCATATCAAGAGGATTGTATAAAGGCACTTTACATGAGAAACCTGTTCCTATTCCAGCTGAACATCCATTAATCAACATCATTGGAATAATAGGAACGTAAAATTCTGGCTCAATAAAATTACCACCGTCATCTCGCATATATGTTAAAATAGCTTCGTCTTCTTCTCTAAAAATAAGTTCTGTTAATGCATCCATCTTTGTAAAAATATACCTACCATTTGCCGAGTCAGACCCCCCTTCGAGCCTCGTCCCAAACATACCGTCACGATACAAAAGAGGTATATTATTTGAACCTGGAAATTCTTGTGCCATACCAATAATAGTTTCAAGCAGATTATTCTCACCATGGTGATAATCAGAATGTTCAGCTGTATAACCAGCCAGCTGTGCTACCTTGAGAGATTTTGCAGAGTACTTCAAATTTCTTTTCTTTACAGCGTATAGAATTTTTCGTTGTGATTCTTTCAAACCATCAATTCCATTTGGAATGCTTCTAGCACAATCAGCGTGTGAGAATTTGATAAGTTCTCCATTGATAAAATTTGTAATACTCATTGAAGTTGTCTTTCCTTGATCATCAAGAGAAAAAGTATACGCTTCTGGATTATATTGTTCAAGCCAAATTTTTCGGGTATCTGCACTTTTCTTGTGAAATGCTTTTACCATACTTGCTAAAGATTGATCATCATTGACAAATTCTACCATTTTCAAACCAAAAGTATCGGGCACATCTTCCGCTTTTGTAGTACCAAGTCCCTTATAATACTTGACATTTAATTTGCTAGTTTGTTCACCGAGAAACTTATGAAATCTGCGTTCATCATAAAATAACAAATCACCAGTCTTTTTTATTACACGAGCGATTGGTGTTTTCATACTAACTATAAAGGGCTGATCTCTCTGCAAAAGAGTAGGATAGAGAGAATGGAAGAAGTTTAAGATTAAAGCTTCAATATGTAGACCATCTACATCTGCATCTGCAACTACTGATATTCTCCCATATGCAAGTTTCTTAAAATTACTTTCATCTTTATAATCTACACCTAATTTCAACTCAAGAGAGTGTATTAATGAACAAATAACTTTGTTTGCAGAAATAGTTGAAGCTGGCTTATCTCTAACGTTAAGCAACTTTCCTCGTACCGGTAAAATACCGTTCCAGTCACGACCAGATCTTCCATATAGACCTTCTTCAATTCCTGCTACTACATATGTCTTTGCTGAAAGACCTTCTGTGATAAAAAGAGTACAATTTATACTGTCTTTAGTACCTGACTTGTTTGCTCTATCGTACCCTTCAATCTTTGTCTTTTTTGATACTTTTTCGGCTTTCTTAAGCACTACTAATTCTTTTGCACGAATAATATCTTCAATATTATCCATAATCGACCATTTGCAAATTTCAGCAATATGTGTTTTCTTAACAACAGCTTCTACAGCTGGAGATTCCAGCTTATTCTTGTCTTGTCCATCAAACTCTGGTCTAACAACTGTAGATACGACAAATAACCGAAAGAACTGACGAACATCAGTAATATTAATTTTAGGTGTTTTACTCTTCGCACTATTTCCGTTAAATTTGTCTACAATTGGTCTAAATAATGCTTCTGCCCAAGAGTCTACATGCTGCCCTCCTAAACGAGTGTATACACCATTAACAAAAGAAATTGTTTGATATTCTTTTGATGGCGTAATCAAAACTTCTGCATCTTTTATCTTAATTAGAAGAGACTCCTCTGTCGGAGTATCATAAAGTACAGAGTATTTAGCAAGAGTCTTTATTGGAATAAGTTCATCGTTAAAATATACTTCTACTTTAGACAACATCGACGCATCGATAATGTACCTGGAGTACAAACGAATGATATCTTCTGTATAACCTTTCTTTAAAGCAAAGTGTTCAAAATCAGGAATCCAAGATACTTCTGTATAACCTAGTTTACCATTTGTTTCTTTGATAATTTCTGGACCAGATGTATCTCTCATATTTCTAGTCCATGTTTGAGAAAGTGTTTTCTTTGCTTTTGGGTCAAAACCTTTTACTGTAAATTTTGTTGAAAAAACATTTGTCAACTTAATACCAAGACCATTACGACCAGATACAACACGTTCTTCTTCATCTTCATAATTTGAACCCGTTAAAAGTTGCCCAAAGATCATACTATGATTGTAGCAATCTTGTTCTGAATCTTTTTCGATAGGCACAACATCTCCGTCATTCCAGATAGAAGTTTCTCCAGTTAATGCATTAATATTTACTTTAATTATTGTACATGGTGTTTTAGTTTTACGGCTTCTTTCAACATTATCGATTGCATTTGAAAGTGCTTCGACAAATATACGTAAAATAGCGGGAGATGTAGAAATTTCTTTTTGATAAATTCTCCAACCATCATTTGTTTTATCGGCTACAAATTCTGTAATACTACGCGGACGTGTCGATCCAACATACATATCAGGTCTAAGGAGAATATGTTCAATTTGATCTTTTTTCTGATAACGTTTTTTATCAACAATAACAGTCTTTGGAGGCATTGTTTATTTAATATTAAAATGTATTTCTTTAATATTAATTCATTTTGATTTTATTGACTTAAACATTATATATTAACATTTAATATAATGGAAACAAAAACGAATTCTATATCTTATAATCCATCTTCAATTTCTATAGAAAATTTTGGCACATGGGCTCGTCTAGGAAACCAGATGTTTCAATATGCTTATTTGAGAGCCATATCTATTGAAAAAGGATTTAAAATAAATTTACCTATAAATATTTCTCCTTTTGGATATAAATCATCTCAATTTTTTGACTGTTTTGATATGCCTCATGTAAATAGGTCTCACCTTAATACTCCTTATGTAACAATAACTGAAAACTCAATCTTATATGATGAAAATTTTTACTCAAAAAATTTAACAGGAAACATTATGTTTGATGGCTATTTTCAGGCAGAAAAATATTTTAAAAAATATCAAGATATTATTAGGAATGATTTTACTTTTAAAGAAAATATAAGGACAGTTGGTGATAGTTTTATGAAACAGTTTGATAATACTAAAACACTAGTCGCATTACATGTTAGAAGAGGAGATAATCTCGGCCCCGGTACACCTACTATCTTAGTTAACGAGACATTCAGAGTTAATGCTATCAATCATTTACACAACAATAATGTTAAAAATTTTCATATTCTAATTTTTTCTGATGACAAACAATGGTGCAGAGATAATTTAAATTACACAAATAACTCTTGTCCAAAGAATGCTGTATCGCAATCGATTGTTGATGGACTTTCTGATCTAGAAGAATTATATGTTATGTCTTTATGCGATCATTTTATTATAGGTTCTTCGTCTTATTCTTGGTGGGCTGCTTGGTTATCTAAGAGCAAAGATAAAATAATTATAACCCCAGATAAATGGTTTATAAGTAGATTAGATTGTAAAAAACCATTATGTGAACAAGAAAAAGATTTAATACCCACATCTTGGATTAGACTGTCCTCAGATGTATTATTTTAACATCATTTAAAGATTCTTTTTTATATTTAAAATGTCAACAAATCAAATAAATGAATTTAATTACCCAGATGAAATAAAATTAATGAACTTAGTATCAATGTACGATACAACATCTAATAAACTAAAAATACCAACTAATATTACGCATGTTAAAATTGATATTGGTTTATCATACAATGCTCCAAATTCTAGACATTGGATAAAATATTTAGAAAATAGATTTGTATTTGGTTTTGAGCCTAATAAAGATTCAATAAAATCTGCATTAACAAGTAATTATAAGGGTGAACAGTTTGTAGATTTGCCATTCGGAGAAAAATTTTCATTAATTCCTTGTGCTGTAGATATAGAAGAAAACAGGCTTACATTTTATAATACTGTAAATGATGTAGGATGTTCTAGTTTATATAAACCTGTTGATGAAAAATGGATTGGGTCTTCTTATGAAGTCCAGTGTTTTCAACTAAAAACATTCTTTCAGTATTTTCCATGGGATAAATATCCTTATATTGAACATATTAAAATAGACACTCAAGGAAATGATTTTCGGGTAATTAAAAGTATGGAAAATTATATAGAAAAAATTGTATATATAACAATAGAAGTTGGACATGAAAGATTTCAATATTTTTGTGATAAAGAAGATAGTGGACATACTTTTGATGATATTAATACATATATGATTAATAACGGTTTCAAACTTATTCCTTCAAATGTAGCAGGTCTTGGATTAACATCTGAAGGAGACCCTACTTATGTAAATACTAGATTTTCAGATGAATTGTTAAAAACTTTAGATTACACTACTTTTAGATAATATAAAAGATTCCTGATCATGTGTTAAAGCTCCGCTCGATGATATATATAGAGTTTTATCTGTTAGTGTTGGATCTGACCTTTCTCTTATAATTTTTACTCCTCTTGAATAAAAATTAGCTAAACGTGAATAAGAACCTTTAGACATCACTAAAATATCCGCATGTGAGAGATGTACTAAGTCATGCATAAGAGTATTACTAGTATAAACACATATATTAGGAGATATATCTAAAAAATGGTTAAATATCTCTTTTTCCTCCTGTGAATAAATATGAACAAAAGCATTTGGGAGTATAGTTAGTAAATTTTTAATTACATTTTGAAAAAAGATATCGACGTGGTTATTTTTTTCATAATACTCTCTCCAAACACCTGTGTCACAATCTGTTTTCATAAATTTACGTATATGTACAGCTATATTAATTGTATTAGGTTTAAAATCTTTAATATCATCCTTAGTCTTATTTATAAAATTACTAATTATGCTGTGTCTTAGAATTTTATTTTGGTTCACCTCTTGATCAAAAATCCATTTTAATATTGATGGGTTAGTAAGTCTAAATAAAGTATTAAATTCTGAAACATATTCTAGCTGATTTATATCCTGAATATTTCCCTTAAATTCTAAAATATTTTTTACGTCAGGAAGAAAAATTTTTTGTATACGATCATTCCATAATGCCAACCATACATCATTCGGCAAATCATTATTATGTTCCAAAATTTTCAAATCAGTATGTATATATTTAATACCGTATTTATCACAAAAAAAAATTGCTCCTAATATATATTCCATTAAAGATCCAAATCCATCTGTTGGTAAGTTTACAACAGTTAAAAAACTAGTCATTTTAGAAGTAAAATAATTACTTTAAATAATTATTAAACTAACCTCAATAAAACAGTAAAAAAAGAAACCCCCTCTACTTTATATCCTAATATGCTAATATCATACGGAGTAGACATACCTTTAATATTGTGCAAAACAATATTTTTAGAGTTAATATAACTGTAAAGTTTAAATTTAAATGGTTTGGCAGAACCAACAGCGTTATGTTGTATATTAAACCCGGATTTCATCCAAGTTTCACCTACTTCTCTAGCTTTTTGCAGAGTATCAGTATTTTGCGCTAAATATATCTGGTTATCTATCAAAGAGTTCTGAAAAAAATATGGATTTTGCACACCAAGCTGTACTGAATGATTAACTATATACTTAATTTTTTGTTCTTGAATCCACTTGTCTACTGATTCATCACCGTGTAATATTATTTGCATCGGATGATGATCAAAATCTGTGACATCAACATAATAACTTTCAATCGCTTGTTTCTTATAGTAATTTTGTATATTTTCAGCTGAACGCACTATAGCTAGTCTGAGTGTATAAACCAAACGTTTGAGAGTTTCCATTGATTTTATAACTAGCTTATTATCATCCATTACACCACTATCATTTCTAAAAATTTTACCAACATGTTTATAATCAAAATCTTCATCTATCTTGATTTTATCTTCCACAAACTTTTTAATTGTAGTTGAATCCATTGTTCGTGTAATATCTTCTTGTATGTAATTAGAGAACAACCAAAACATATATTCTACAATATACCGAGCTAATTTTCTGTATTTATTATGATTATCTATTACAGACGTTTGATTTTCAGGGTAGCTTATACATTTATCTGTATATGATATCCCATCAATAGGTTCATTATCTTCAATTGGTATTGATATATTTACAGTTCCAATTTTACCGTAAATTTCTTTAACTTTGGTACGTAAAATTGTTTGACTAGTTATATTACCGTTTAAATATTGTACAAAAAATTGTTTTGCCAAATCCTTTGATATTTTTGTAGCTACCCATTCCTTTACTTCTGGTACAGAAAGTGGTTGCATTGGATCAGTTAGTAGTGTTCCAATAGCTCCATTATATTTAAACCTTAACATGCGACATTTACCGTAAGAATCTATGCCTTGTTCAAAAAACTTAATTTTAATAGGAAATTCCGTTTCTGTGATTTCAATATTAAGTGAGTATGCTTTAGTCATACGATTAAATATACCTATAACCCCTTGTGAAACTTTTGAGTCATATGGATATGAGTAACTTAAATCTTCTTGTTTACTGCTATCAATTTTCCATTTTACAATTAATTCACAGTGTGAACCTGGAGTGTATTTTTCATCATCAGCCGCGCTACCCATATGTTCATATATGAAAATACAGTTAGTCTTTCTTTTATTTTTATAATATGCTTGTAAATGACGCGGAATACTCAGTTCACCATTACGGTTATTTGTTCGATTAAAAACAAAAATATTACAATTAAAATATTGTTCTAAAAGAGACGTGAAGAGATTAGGTGACATATATACTTCTGGATCACTTATATCTCTGATAATTTTATCTGTACTATAATCATACATTTCTTGTCTGCATGTTGCTGCTAAAGAAGCGGTTGCAAGGTTTTTTCTTACTTGATATAGATAATCTTCTCTTTCATCATTATCTTCATAATCTAATATTCCACTCTCTTCGTGCATACCTTCCATTACACATTCTAGAAAAGAGCTTTTAGTATCAAGAACACCCTTTCTAACATACATATACTCTTCGTTTTCTTGAAAATCAAAAATTTTAAACAATTTTTCTATATTATCAGGCAATGTTCCGTATGTATCTTTTGTAACAAATTTATTCGTAACTATTAATCCCTGTTGACTTGTTTTTGCCTTGTCTTTTAATTGTTCTCCAAAGTAATAGTGTCTATAAATATTTCCTTCATCTGTCGCATGATTTTTCTTATAACAACATGGCAGATAAGGAATTTTATCACGATTTTTCAAAGGATTACTACGTAAGCCAGGATATTTATAGTCTTCATAATTACAAATATAATTACGTTGTTGAAAAGTGTCTCCTTCTTTTGGGTATCTCATTATAATTTTACCATCTTTTTTAGCTTCTTCTAGACTTGTATAATTATCGTCTGCTATAATAGTAGGTTCATACGGACATCTTTGAGGATATCCTGTTACAAATACATCAGGTTCAATATCTTTAAGAGTTTCAGCTTTTTTATTTGGATCTTTTGCGTTTTTAATTTTATTATCTGCAAAATCAGGAATATATATCTTATAAAAATCTACAATATCTTTGTATTTTTTGTCATATAATACCATTAATTTACTTAGAAGTAACTGGAAAGCTTCTACAGATTTTATATTATCAGCAGATACAATTTTAACACGAATATATGGTGTACCTATTTTAAATACACCTTTATCTTTACCTCGTAAATCAGGATCATTTCTTTCAGATATTTTTTCTGTTATATTTGCTGTTAATTTTCCTATTTCAGAATTATAGAAGTGGATATACACACTTCCCTTTTTTGTACTTGCTTTATCGCTCTCGTCAATCGATAATAAAGAAGAAAATAAAGGATTATTCATAATAAGTTCATAAAATACATATTTGTTCATATTGTGGTTTGTAAAATAAAATACTCCGTTAACTCTAGTGTCATTTATACTGTTAACTTCAATGTTTCCTAATCCTTTAATGCTACTAATAAATCTATCAATAAGAGCTTCGCGAGATAAGTAGTGGCCAGAAGTTAATAAAGACATAGATACTGTTATAGTTTTAATTTCATTCTCTTCTGTAATATAAAGTGTTCCTTTTGTATAATCGTCTGGTTTTACTCCAACAATTTCTTTTTTTTGTAAAATTCTAAAAATAATAGCATATGGAAGATAAATTCGCCATCCTTCTGGCGGAATAAAGCCTTTTAGAATCTTGAAAAAGCTATTAATACAAGCAAAAGGCATATTTGAATTGAGATGTAGATTGTTAAACAATTCCATGATAGTAACATCTTTTAGGTCAAGAACAAATGTAAAATCAACACTTTCTAGTTGAAATTTTGTATAATTAATACCGGTATCTATTGCCTCAAATTCATCAAACATAATTTTTTCAGCATTTGATTCTTTAATATTACTTGCAACAAGGTCTGAAATATCTTTAATTGTTTTATTACGATTTTTTATTTCCCATTCTTTAACTATATATTTAAAAAGAGCCTGGTTATCTTTCTCAAATATTTTTGCATCTGTTATTTCATTGCTTATGCTCAAAAAAATGTGAGACGAATCTGTATCTGTAAAAGAATTATTAAATACTATAAAGGGTAGAAAAACATCTTGTTTTAAATCAAGTTTTTGTTGTGAAAGTTTTTCATTCACAGTTTCAAATAGTTTTATAAAATCTATACCAAATTTATTGCTTATAATAATTTTTAAAAGATTCTCTACTTTTATATTTGCATCTTTTTCACGAAATTTATCTATATCAGGAACCCCATCAGGAAAGTATAAATATTTAGGTATCGTTTTCATTTGTGCCGCTAAACGACTAATAGCACTCTTTTGTGTATCTAATTCGTAAACAACAAATTTAGAAGTTCCATTGATCTGCACCATTTTATTCTAAGTAAACATTTACTGTGTTAGATTAAAAACAAATTTCTTTAAAAAATTAGAAAACTACAAAGTTTTCTAAATATTCTACAGAACGCCCCCTCAATTTTTTATTTACGATCTTTCGACATATTTATTCCTACAAAATTTTCTAAATGTTCTACTGAACGACCCTTAATTTTTTTATTTACCATCTTTCCATCTTTATACAATATATAGTGCGGAAATCCTTTAAAATCTGGAACAAAATCGTTAACACGATTTCCAAGTTTTTTCTCACTTTCTCTCTCACCGTTTGATTCTATAGTGGCGCAAAATACCTTATTCTTATGTTTTTTTGCAAACTTTTGAAAATGTGGCTTTGCTTGTTTGCAAAAATGACACCAAGATGCTTGTATCATAATGACAACAAAAATATTATTTGGTATAGATTTATTAATTAGGTTTCCTTTCTTATCAAAATCATGATTTTCCATATAATTCACGTGTTTATTGAATTCATCCATATTTTATCATTGACAAGATAAAATAATATTTTTGTTAATATAACTAAACTGGTTTACACCTTTGACTTCAATATGTTACAGTATCCACTTTTTTTTCCATCAATTTTTTATGTCTATCCGTATTTTTATGTCTTTTCATACCATAATGAGTAATTATCATACCACATTCACATTTTTCCTTTTCTTTTCTTTGAGCCGCTATCTTTGTCTTATAATTTTCTTTATAATATTTAGCTCTTTCTTCTAATATATGCTCTTTATTATCTTGATAAAAAACTTTTCTCTCTTCTAATATACTCTCTTTGTTCTCTTCATAATATTCCATAACATTTTCTATTACTGCTTCTTTATTTTTTTCATAATATTCTTTCTGTTTTTTAGCTATAACATCAGCATTTTTTTCACAATATTCTTTTTTAATATCAGACAATATGTCTTTATTATCTTGGTAATACTCGTGCATTTTTTCTTTAATTTCCTCCTTATGTTCTTCTTGGTATTTTATATTTCTTTCTTTTTGTTTCTCTTTATCTTCTTGTATTGTTCTTTTAGGATATATAGGATCATCAATACCTTCATAAAACTTTAAACATTCATCAAATATATTTGTAAATACTTTGATATCTTTTGTAGGTAATAAAAATACATCTCTGCCAGCTTTACATCTATATTTTTCAAGTTTGCTTAGAATGACGCTTTCTAGTATATCCATCAATTTTAAGTTTTTGCAAGATATATAATAAATAACTTTGAAATTATGTAACTTATTGTGATTGTAAGACTCTTTTCTCTTGGATAAGTCTAGTGCTTTTCCTACATTATATTCGCCAACTTTTTCACTCTCTTCTGAAGTCATAAGATACACTACATTCTTTTGATCAAGCACTTCTTTTGGTTGTTTTACATATTTTTTTCTTAATTTTTTAACCTCTTCTTCCACTTTAATTTTTTGATCTTTTATAATCTTATTTTCTTCTTCTAATTTATTTTTTTCGTCTAATATCTTTTGATACTTATATTCTCCTGTCTTTCTAATAGATGGTAATATCTCTTCACACACAAATTCTTGAAAGGGTTGTGATATTACTTTATTAGAGCGCATAATAATTTTGTATAAACCTGCTTCATTAACAACACAAGAAGTTTGAAAATTACTAGAATTACCGGTCTTCAGAGAAACTGAAGACCGCCATTTTTCGGGAATATTACGTAGTGTCTCGGTTACATTAGTTAGTCCTAAAATATTACAGATATCTTTAACGACAAACATAGGATTTTCAGACGTACCTAATACTCTGATAGTTTCATCATTAAAAGATAAGTTCATATCAATTGAGTTTATTAATTCAGTCATTTTATAATAGAATACAAATCTTTAAGCCGTTATTAAAAATTTAAATTAGTGATAAAATTTTTAATACCCGATTTTGAAAATATATTATTTTTTTGCTAATATAACTTAAAGTTGTAAATTTTTATTTTTAAATGCCTGTGACTTTCAAATGTAAAACCGGTGAAGCTTATCAGATTAAGATACTTGCTGAATTATTAACAAATAACCTAAAGCATGGTTGTTTTGATGTAAATGAGGATGGAATTACTCTTCGTATGTTTGATCAACCGCGGAAAACTTTGGTAGATATGAATCTTCAATCTGAAAACTTTTCTCTATATAAGTTTAAATCAGAAGAAAAGTTTTGTTTAGGTCTGAATCTCAATCATTTTCATAAGATGCTTAAAAGTATTAAAAAGAAAGATTCATTACAACTTTTTATCAGTTCAGAAAATCCGAACGAACTTGGTATAAAAACAATCCCAAAAGAAAACACTCGCGTTACTACATCAGGTATTAAAATTCAAAATATACAAAACGTTGAAGCAGATGTTCCTGTTGGATATGGAAAACCTGTCATTGTCCCTTCACCAGATTTTCAAAAAATGTGCAAGGAACTTAGCAGTATTGGAAGCACAAACATTCGTGTAAAAGCAAGAGGATTTCATATTGATTTTATTGCTGATGCAGACGGTATTTTAAAACGCAAAGTAAGACTTGGAGAAAGTGATGACTCAGAAGACGAAGATGGAATTCATAATGTATTTACTTCTTATGATGCTACTTTTACTACAGATCAATTTACACGTATTAACAAAATTGCAGGTCTAGGTTCTACTATGCAAATTTTTACAGGATCAAATGATCTTCCTTTACTTTTTCGTTCAAGTGTTGGTAGTTTAGGAAAAATTTCTATTTACATCAAGTCAAAAGAACTAGTAGACAGAGAATTGGGTATATCAGGTTCTGATAGCGATTAAAAAATATTCATTTATTATTCAATAATAATAAATTATAACAAAATATTTATATTATATAAATGATTACAAGAAAAACTAAAATAATAATTTCTATTTTTATTTTTATTGTTTCATTCGTTTCAGCAATACTTATTTTTCACTATCTAAATAACAAACCAGAAACAACAAGTGGAGGAATGTGTAAAATAGCAAAACAAATGAACTTTTCTGATATACCTGGTAGCAAACAATGTAATATTTCCGGAACAAATTCTAAGCCAGCTTATATAATTTTTATTAGACACTGTGACAGAGGATATATAGATAGTAGTAGTTGTCAAGACAAAAATGATGGAACTTGTTACGGCTGTCAATATCTAGAAGCAATAGGAGGTTGTGCAACAAATGATTGTTCAGATGAAGGTATTAAACGTTCATGGAATATTGGAAAGTGGGTAAATTGTTTTGCAAATGATAAAGGATTAAAAGTTACAGGAGTAATATCACAATCATTTATACCTGGAAAGACAAATCAACGTCCTACAACCACAGCATCTATTATATATGAATCTCTTATGAATCTTGGACATTCTCCCTGTTATATATCTAGTCCTGACGATAATGATATTGTAAAAAATTACGCGACATCAGACAATTTTAATGGTCAAATTCTTGTTATTGTTTGGGATCACAATAAATTACCAGGATTAATTCAAACTGTTACGACGAAATACACTACTTCTTGGGATCAATGTTGTTTTGATAAAGTTGCCGTAGTAGATAACATTACAGACAATATCACAAAATATAATACAAAATCTTTGAGTGAAAATGATCCATGTGGTAAAACTTGTAATTTAAACAGTAGTAATAATATATATAAAAACTGTTATTTTTCTAATTTTGGTGACTTAACACCATGCAAAAAATGATTTCTCTTATTTTGGCACAGTCGGTTTATTTTGTTCAATTTTAATTGAAATAAATAAAATCATCAGTGTAAATGTAAGTGAAATGATTGTAGAAACTACTATTCCCTTTTTAATACTAAACTTTTTATCGACATTTAGAACAACTGGTGGTGAAGTTATTTTTAATATACCATATATGACAATTCCAGTAACTATAAACAATATTAGGGCACTTGTGTATGTACTTTGCATAATTGTTATTTAATCTATGACTTAAATAAAATTTATAAATTTTATTACTTAATGAAATTTTGTATATTTGAATTTTCTGAAAGAGGAACATAGTATTCTTTTTGTTTTAATTCAACTTTGTAATTTGAAACTATAATGAGTGCTGCAATAGCTAATATTAAAGCAAATGTTGCTGAATAAGATAGTAACAATTTCCAACAAATTGTTCTTTTACCTTTATCTTCGTTTATTACTTGAATCCACGAAGGATTAAATAGATAAAGTATCCCTACTATAATAGAAAATGCTACAATTAAAGTCACATAAGCCATTGTCACAGAATCTTTTTTATCGAATATCATTTTACTCTAAGGAAATATTTTTAAGTTATTTATCTTTTCTTATCAACGTCAAATTTTACTGTTAGTTTTCCTTTAGTATCATTAAAATTTACACTAATGTTTTTATCATTAACTTTTACAGATACAAAACCAAAAATAGATTGGTGGTATTTAGTAGCTTTTTCAAGTGATGAGTCTTTTACAGGATAAAATTCTGGATCTAAAACTGTTCCTCCGCTTCCAGCAATCACTTGAGGTGGTAATTTTCTACATCCATGATAATCATGATTGTATGTAGGTTCTGATGTATCCTCATCAACCAAATCTGTAATATATTGTTGATTATGTTCATCAGCACACATATATAAGTCAATATATTCTGCGTATGATAAAATAAGATTATAAAGTTCTTCGTTGAATACGTTAACTTTTTTACCTTGTTTTTTAGACGAGCAATAAAATGGAATGTGGCCAATTACAATATTCCATGTATTCCTTGATTTATCAAGTGCTTTTTCAAGCCATTTTGCTTGATTTTTTATAGCATCTTCAGGATATTTTTGATCTTCTAAAGGGTGTAAAGGTGATTTTACTTTGAAACACCATTTCTTTTTGTACATATTTGTATCAATAAAAATTAAATTAACGTTAAAAACTTTTTCCTGATTTTTCGGATTTTCCGGATATTTATACATAATTTTATAAGAAAGCCCTGGCATAGTCCATTTATTTTCCTTGTAATTCAGTTGTTTGTTTATGCTTTCACATGTTTCAATATCATGGTTTCCCACACCTATAAGAAAATGATCTGTTGGTACCTTACTCATTGACTGTATAAATCCTTCTTGTAATTGTTTGTCCATATTATAAGAGTAGTGCTTTCCATACAATTCAATATCTTTTCTGAAATGCTTTTCTATTGGTATTTCACTATCAGAGTAAACATTATCTCCTGCAAGTATAACCACTTGTTGCGGTCCTTTTTGTTCAACAAATGTTTTCATTGCTTCTACAACAGATTTTTGACCATATGTTTTTGATTTTTGTTTCCATTTTTCTCCATCCCAGTTTTCTTCTTGATATTCTCCCTGTTTACCATAAACACCCCAGCAACCAACAAATAAAAAATTAAAATTTTCATTATTTATATAAAAATTTTCTATAACTTCTTTTTCTTTTGGACATTGATCATAATCAGTACAATCATGACCACTCATTTATTTATACTATGAAATTTATTTTTGATTTTTTTTAAGAAATTAATAATAAAAATAAAGATGCAGCTTTATACAGTAATTATTCCTATTGATGGATTACCATACATTAAAAAAACTTCTGAAAACAACATTTCTTTGACAGGATATGATATTTCTAGCGCTAGTATTGACATAATAGAACCTAATTATGATTTACGTGTTGCTCTTTTTTGCAATTGGAATGATATGAGAAAACACAAACCGGTTTATGCCGAAATTTATTCAGATAATGAGGACGAAAGGAACGAATATTCTGGAATAGATAAGATTACTGCTGAAAGAATAGTAGATAAGTTATCAAAAAGAAAATGGCATCTCTGGAATCATCCTCCTAAAAATTAAATAATTTTTTAATATATAATAAAGATGCAAACTTATTTTACAGTATTGTGTATTATCTTTATTATAATTACTGGTTTAGTATTATTAAAATTTGTACATTGGATATTTAGTATAATAGTAGTCCCAATACTATTAGGAATTTTTATATATTATTTATTTACCTCAAAAACAAACACAAATACACCTGCTAGTAGATATATCAATAGCTCAGACTATTATAGTTTAACTTTAAGGTATATGTGGGGTTTATGGGACAATTCTGATATACCTTCTAAATATTTAAAAAATCAAGAAAAAAATCAAAATATATTAAAAGGAAGTAACAAAATAACACACGGGAAAAAAGATATCGAAGATCTTGTTTTGAAATATTCAGAAGAATTTGATAGTGAATTTTCTAACATTTACAACAGTATTAAAAGAAATGTATGCAAAGCTGATTTAGGAAGATATCTATTAATATATTATTATGGCGGTGTTTATCTAGATAATGATGTTGATATAAAAACTCCTTTTTCTATGAGTGACTTAAAAAATCATAAAAATGGTGTATGGTATACTGAAAATATAGTTAATGTAAAAGTTTTAGATCCCAGAGAAGAAAAAATACCTAATAGATATGCTAATTATATTATTGCTTCTTTATATCCTGGAAATACAATATTATTAGATATCATTAAAGAATCTTCCAAACGTATAAAAACATTAAAAGATACAGAAAATTGGACTGACAATGATATTTTATGGTCTACTGGACCAGATGTTGTCACAACTATATTAACTCACACAAAACATAGTAATTTTATTATATATGATAAACAAAAAAGTGATAAAATACTTATACATAATTGTGAAGCAACTTGGCGAAAAAACAAAGATAAATAGTTATCGTACGTTTAATTTTAATTTACTTTGATTTAAACAAGACAAAAATAAGATCCAAATGAGTAGTCCAGCCACTGTTGAAATACAAGAACTTGACACAGAAATTATTCCACCTTTGACTAACAGAATGAATGATCCAGACTATAATGGAGGATGTAAGATTGTTGTTATAGGAAAACCTGGTACTGGAAAGAGTACACTTATTAAAGGTATTTTATATTCAAAAAAACATATTTTTCCAATTGGAATGGCTATGAGTGGTTCTGAAGACACAAATCACGCTTTTGCCGAAATTATGCCAAGTACTTTTGTATATAATGAGTATGACGAAGAAAAAATAAAGGATTTTGTTAAACGTCAAAAACTTGCCAGACAGCATCTTGAAAATTCTTGGGGTGTTCTTATACTTGATGATTGCACAGATGATCCTAAAGTATTTAATAAACCTCTGCAGAATGCATTATTTAAAAAAGGACGTCACTGGAAAATGTTTTACATTCTTTCTTTACAGTATGCAATGGATATTAAACCAGCAATTAGAACAAATATTGATGGTATTTTTATTCTCAGGGAACCTATAGAATCCAATAGAGAAAAAATATACCGTAATTATGCATCAATTATTCCTACATATGAACTTTTTTGTGATCTGATGGAACAATTAACAGAAGATTATCACTGTATTTATATTCACAATGCTACTAGAAGTAATAGATGGCAAGATTGTGTTTTTTATTGGAGAGCTCCAATAGTTCCAAAAGGATGGCGATTTGGTTGTCCAGAATATTGGAAATTTCATGAGAATAGATATAATATTGAATATACTGATCCTATTGGTTTTTAATTATTTGTTCTTAATATTAGAAAATATTAAGACTAATTGTATCAGTTAATTTATTAAGATTTTATATTATTTTTGTCTATTCCAACAAGACGTTTAATATTAAGGACTTCCAACATTATTTGTTCTGCTTCAGAATATTTACCTTTATCCCAAAGAGATTTAGCGAGTTTGTGTAAATTAATTTCAGCTTTATTTTCGATTGTTTTTTCTTTGTTTTTTAATATTTGTGTGAAACGAATAAAAAAAGATCGGAAGAATAAACAAAAATTAGGCAAACGATTTGAAATTTTTAATTTACGAAAAAAATTAAACCGAGGTCTGATCAAAAAGGTTTTCATCCTTAAAAAAAGTGTCTTTTTAGATTCTAACTTATTTGCTTTTGAAACAATATCAGAATTTTGAGAACAAGTTTCTGTCTTTTTATCAGGAGCAGTTAACCATAATTGTTTTTTACACAATATAAACAATAAAAAAAATATAAGAGTACTTGCAGTAACACGAGATATCAATAACAAATCAAAATCCATTTAAACTAAGTAAACATTTTCTTATATAAATATTTTTTACTATAATAGAAACAAGTATTTAATTCCAAGTTAGGTTTTTATAAAACTCCTTGATGATTCCAATGTAGAATGATTAGAAAAACAATTACTGCCTGTTTTATGATATGAAACCGTAAAAGAAGTGTTTGCATTATGCCAGTTAAAATACTGAACAAAAAATACAGAATATTCTGCATAATGAATACTGTTAATATGTTTTATATATACTTCTGGTGTATAAACTTTTGGTGTATAAACTTTAGAATAAGTAGTAAGAATAAAATCAATCATTTTTTTATTTATTTTTTGTTTATTTCTAATCCAATCAGAATGCAAAGAAATTATATAAAACCCTTCCATACTAGCAACAATATGTAATATAGTATCGTATTCTTCACTCGCACTTAAAAAACCTAGATAATCTTGAGCTGATGGCCAAGCAAATTTTACATTGTTGCGTTCGTAAGCCTCAACAGGATGAGAATGAAAATTATAAAGACCTTTAGCAACTTTAACTCCCTCTTCTTCACCGTGAATAATACTTTGTTTATCAACATCAAGATAATGTACTAAATCATCTGTAACTTTTTCAATTACAAATCTACCAGCAACTTCTTTTTGTGTAATAATTCCATTTCTATTTATTGTAGAACCCATCATTGATATATTTCGTAAATATTTTACCGACCAATCACTCAACTGAACTTTTAGAGTACATACATCTTTTTTTTCTACATTTTGTTTTAATACATACTTAACCTCGTTAGCAGACTTGTCATTTACGATATTATTTTCACGAATTAGACACAACCCATTCTTGAAAAAATTAACACCCATAGGGCTTGTGTTACTTATGTAAGGATCATGAAATCCTGAATCTATATATTCTTGTATTAATTTACTACTCTCAATATTATCAAGATCAATACCAACGCACAATGTAACATCGTTAGGAATGTTAAGAAGAGTTGTTTCCAAAACTTTAAGAATCATAAAACTTTTTGCACCAATAATTTCACAAATTTTTTTCTTTTTATCATAAATAATATATGCATAATCAGAAATACTATTAACAAAATCGCTTGAATTTATATATTGTACCCTAATATTTCCCTTAGGTAACTTGTTTAATATATTGTATTGTTTTTGACTAATTACAAGAATTAATCCAATACTAAAAGAAGTTTCAGGAATAGGTTTAATTCTATTTTCTAAATTTCTCATACTGTTTGGTTTTACTATTTTATTAAAATCTATTAACAAACTAGACATATTTATATTTGGAAATAAATTGTGATTTGATTTTTACATTTGAGTTATTATATTAACTTTTGTAGAGTTTAGAAAATGAACAACTTTCGTTCTCTATTTTTTCCTACAGGAAAAATACATCCAAAATACACACAATATGTTGGATGGTCATTTATCTCAAATGTTTTAGTATCCGCTGAAAGCGCTATGTCAACACATAGCATGTTTAACGCTATTGATACTTGTTCTGAGACTGTTAGAACTGCGAATTATATTGGCAAAGATATTATAGGACAATTTGGAGGTTTACTGTATATGGCTAAAATGGGTAAGAAAGCTGATAAAAACCCACTCAAATTTTTGTTTTATACCAATATTTTGCAACAATTTGCTTACTTTTCTTTATGTGCGACACCCATGACACCAGAATATTTTTTACCTATAGCTGGTGCATCAAACATTTTTATTAATGTTTCTTTCATTGGTTTCGGAGCTATTAATGCTAAATGTATACAAAATCTCGCAGTGGATGGAAATGTCGGAGAAATATATTCGAAAATATCAGTCATTAATACACTAGGAAGTAGTATTGGGCTTTTACTTGGTATAGGAATTATTGCAGTTGTTCCTGATCACACAACAAGACTTTTAATTATACCAATTATTGCACTTGGGCGTGTTGCAACATTCAATCGTGCAGTTAAAGATTTGATTTAAATTTTTGCAATAAAAATAGTAGAAAATCAGCTCTAAAGTCGAAATCCTCATCTCCAACATAATTTCCATCTGCACATTTTTCAACAGCAACTCTATAATCTAGAAGTTTTACTATCTCTTCTCCATTGTCTGCAAAATTATCATTCAAGCACGTGCAATATTCAATTATCAACTCTTTATTTCTATCTCTAATAGAATTAAAAATAAGCTTTGTTAAGATATCTGCTCCATAGTCAATTATTGTTTCACCGAGTCCATCCTTGAATTTTACTAATGGATTTAAATAATCTACTACTATTATTCGATCTTTTAGAACATATTTTATGAAATAATCAGCATATCCCTCTGGACCTTTTACTATATGTTCTATAGTAAGAAATTTAATATTTTCTATTAGAAATTCTTCTGTAATAGGAAAAATTTCTTCAAGTTTAAGTTCTGGTGCTGAAACTAATCTGGCACAATTTTTTCCTGTCAACTGAGCCATTCTTCTGTTAAACACTCCTGGTTTTTGATCTAATTCTGATATAGAAAATGAATTCTTTGTTATTTCCGCCATCAACATAGGATTTTTTGTTATTTCTACAGCAGCAATCTCACCTGCCTTCTTTTTGATTGGATCATGAACTGATTTTATGAGATGAGCGTTATCATAATCAATCACCTGTTCACCATCTAGAGATTTGTGATGAAATGCACCTTGTTTGGCATCTGTGCAAACTATTTGAGATTTACCTGACATGTCTGTAAGAAGATGTTTATGTACAATCTGAGCTACACCTTTTTGACCTTGATAAAAATCACTTTTTGTGTATTTCTCAGCTATGGCAAACGCGACACGAGTCTGTGATAAGTCAAGAGGTGTTAAATTAGCAATTATATTATTTTGAATATTTTTTGTACTTGTTTTATGATAAGTGGGTTTTTTTGCTATTTCCTCAATTGTAGCCTGAGCCCGTTCGGCCACTGCCTTATATATCTCAACTTTTTCATCTTTTAATTTAGAAATTTCTTCTGTAAGAGATTTAATTTTTTTCTTACATGATGAATCATGTCTACTAAAATTTCCAGTTGAAAAGTTCTTATTACAATATTTACAAGTAATAAAAGATGTTATAATTTCTTCAGAATTTTGAGATTCTTGTATCTTGAGGCAATATTTTGCTTGTTTTTTATGAGTATTTAACAGATATTTGGTTTTAAACTCATTATTGCAAAAATGACAAGTTAATTCTTTCGCCTTGTGTTTTAAAGCGAGTTCTTCTTCTTTAGCTTTATTCTCTTCTATTTCTTTTACTTTAGCTTCCGCTTGAGCTAGTCTTTTAATGAGATATTGGTTTTTTGTTTCATCTATGTTAGTATTTCCAAAAACAGATTCAATACTATTCTGTTGAATTTTGAGACAATATTTAGTTTTTTTCTGATGTTGACGTAGCATTTGAGTATTTGCGAATATATTATTGCAAAAATGACACTCCATTTGCTTCTTTTCATTTATTTTCATTTATTTTTAAATGAAAAATTATTTTGTTTGATGAAACGTTACTTTTTTCTGATATAATAGAAATACTTTTTTTCATCAAAAAATTGAAGAAAAAGTCATTTCATTTGTTTTTTTTTCATCAAAAAAATGAAGAAAATTAGTTTCATTTCATTTTTATTTCATCAAAAAAATGAAGAAAATTAGTTTCATTTCATTTTTTTTGAATGAAAATCATTTTCTTTTGATAAATTATGACTTTTTTTCTGATAAATTTAAAATTGAAGAAAATTGAAGAAAAATTGAAGAAAAATTGGTACTTTCTCTGATTAAAATGACTTTTTACCAGGAAAATGAAAATATATATATATCCATTTTAATTCTAGAGCCCGATTTTGAAAAACTCGTTTTTTCTCCGGTTTTTCAAAAAGTCGGAGGAGCAAAAAAAGATTTTCCTTTTTCATTTTCTTTCTCAATATTTTCAAAAATTATTACAAAATTTCCTTTGGATTTGGATTTTTTTCTCCTCCTCCTCCTCCGCCTTTTTTAATTAGGTATCTAAAGAAAATGTTTTGATAATTAAATCTAAAAAGAAAGTGTCAATTAAGTAAGAAGCTTTTTAGTGCGTATGATGATTATATAATTATAAATTATATAACTAACTTTGTATTTTTGATATATTGTAACCTATTATTCTTGATAAATATATTCTCATATTACCGATTAAAATTTTTGTAAACTCCTCCATAAAAATAGAATGATGATTTATAAAACAAGCTTATAGGTTATTTTTTTTATTATAAATGACAACAGAATTTGAGAAAATAGAATCTTCTTTAATGTATTTTCATGAAACTTTAAAACAGATCTCTATTGAAAATAAAGCAGAACACGATGGTTTAGAAGGTAATGTTTACACATATAATGGCATTGATACAAGGGAATTTATGAAGGCTAAAATGATAAATTTATTTTATCTTGCAAAAGAATGTGATAAAGATATTCTAGAAATAGGTTTTAATGCTGGTAATTCATGTGTTATTTTTCTCTTAGCAAATCCAAATGTTAAGATACATGCTATAGATATATGTATTCATTCTTACGTTCAACCATGTGTAGACTTCCTAAATAAAATGTTTAACAATAGAGTTATTCTATATAAAGGCGATTCTTTACAAATTGTTCCAGCATTAGATAAAAGTTTGGGTGATACTATAGGTCTATATCATATAGACGGATGGCATGCTCTTGAAGGTATTCAAGCAGATATGAAAAATTGCTATAATTTAGCAAAAAATGGAGCTTTTTTGGTAGTAGATGATGTAAACATTGCTGATATCTTAAACGAAGCTAAAAAATATGATGATGAAAATAAAATAAAGTTATTACCTGAAAAAATAATAAGAATACCCGAGTATTTTCCTCATCTAATTTATTCCTATAACAAATGAAAATATTTTTTTGTTATTCATTATCTTTTCATATTTATCATGTAGAGTTTAAAAATCGAAGTACACTAGATATACGCTCAAATTAGGTTTCTTTTTTTTATTTAAAACTAAGTATAAGGCGTATGACTGAACATTTGTAAAAAATATTGGTTCGTTTTTCTTTAACAGACATGATTTTTAATTCATTAAAAGAAATGAAAACAAATTTTTACTGATAAATTTAGAATTGAAGAAAAAGTGGTACTTTCTCTGATTAAAATGACTTTTTATCAGGTTTTTCAAAAAGTCGGAGGAGCAAAAAAGGTTTTCCTTTTTCATTTCTAATATTTTAAGAAATTTATACAAAATTTCCTTTGGATTTTTTTTCTCCTTTTCCTCGGACTTTTTGAATTACGTATTTAAAGAAAATGTTTATCCTACATATAGTAATATTAGGATTGAAAAATTTAACAATGATTTTATATTATAAATTTATAATATAAAATGAAAGATAAGAAAAAATTATATTATAAATACTCTCCAAAGGTAACAGACTCAAGTTCACAATATATAAAAATTAATACTCTCGATGGACAGATAAAAATACCAACAGATGCACTTCCCTATTTGAAAACATGGTCACGTCGATTAAATTCTTACTTGAATTATGAATATAATGAAGAAAATGAAAATGTTCCAACATTTAACGTTTCTTCATGTTATCTAACAAGACTAATTTCGATTTCTTGTGCATGTTTTCAACTACATTCTTTATTCGAAGACGAAAATGAAGAATTAATCATAAAAAAGACAAAACAAGTTCTTAGTATGTTTGATTCTCACAATCGTGATGGGTTTACAAGCTTTTATGACGAGATAATCGAAATGGAAAATGGTACAAATAGTCTTTTAGAATTTATTAAATCTGTAACAATTTCACCAATAGGAACATGGACTACATCAACTGTTTCAAAAATGTTAGGTTATAAAATAAATCCATTAGATTCAACTTTTACAAGAGCACAATATATAACAATCGCTATATTTGCATACTTAGAACATACAAAACCAACAGAAGAAAGACTTAACGTAACATTTAAACTTCTTGAAAATGCAGATACATATATAGATTTTCAAGGAAATAAAATAGAAACTTGGGTTCCAGAAGAAATTAATATTGAAAAAAGCATACGTATAAATTTAGTAAGTATTCGTGCACCAAATCGTCTACTATATAATAATTATGACATGTTATTGTCACGTATATATGGAGCATCAAATGATCAGTTTAATGATGGTGAAGGAATGGTGTCACGTATAGAAGGAGCGTCAATTTCAACTAAAGTAAAATTTTTTTTATTATCACTTTTTAACTTTCTTAGAAAGTTCAAGTTAGCAGATCCTTCGGAACGAAAGTGGTTGGAATAAAAATTTTTTCTATATTGTCTTTGTATTTATACAATGAAGAGGGGTTCCCTTTCAAGTCGAAACTTTTCTATTTTATATTTAATACAGATAGAACAAGACAGATTGAAAGTTAAGAGAATGAATAAAATAAAAGATAATCCGCTTTTATTTTACGATTCTTTTTATTTAGGAGGGTACCGAAGAACTCAAAAATCTAATATTCTTAACACATATTTTTTCTAAGAAAAGTTAGTATTTCATAGAGTACTTTACAATCAAATTCATTATACTTGATAATGTCTTTCATTGTATCAGAATTTTGTGGATTATCTGAGTTTGAGTAAGTTTTCCATGCGTCAATCATTGCAGATATACCATTATTACATTTGCTATCATTACGTACAGATATCATACCATGTTTTCTCATTGCAGCTGCGATTGGCTTAAGACCAAATTTAAAACAATCTTTGATAACTATTGGTTCTGATTTAAACATTTTGCACAAATCAGCCCAATTATTTATCTTCCATTTGTCACATATATGATTTTTCTTTAATTCATACTGTCTGGATTGTGCAGAATTCCAAAAATTTGACTCAGCGTGCCAATAATAAAGTTTAGGTTGTCCACGTTCTTGAATAAATTCCATAAATTCATCCATAATCCGATATTCTTCTTCATATGTTGTATTTGCGCATGTAAAGTTCTTATAGTTCCAAATACCATTATCAGACCATCCAACACCAATCATAAAAATCATATCTGTTCTAGACTGAACAGGAAGTGATGAAAAATCAGCAAAAATATCAGTCAGAGTTTCAAAATCTACATATAACTCATTTGATTCTGTTTTCCAGTTATACATATTATTTTTGATTAAAGAAGGACGTATTTTATCTATGTTTTGTCTATTGATATCCAAAATAGCATCTATAACAGGAGCTCGAATACCATGTATATTCATGTTTTTTGTAGTACAATTCATATCTCTCCACGTATTAACCCCATTTTTGATAGCAAAATTTCTTTCTTTTATACCAACATACCAGATATTTGTCATTTCTCCGATAGAATCAGCTATTTTTTCTTTCTCGCTATTCCATTCACCAGAATCAACACACATATTTGGATATAATTCTAATCTAGTAGGTGGATATACAGACCAATTATGCCCTTTAGTTCTAACGTCTCTTATCCATTTTATTGCGTCACGTGTGCGACGTTTGTAATCTAGATCTACCGAATTATATGAGATCTTTCCTAGACGGTTAAGACATGTCTGGTTATTATTTATTACACCTGCTTTGTTAAACTTCCATCTTCTGCCCATAATAAATGAATGTGGTGCTGTAAATCCTTGAATTAAGCCAACCGCTTGCGTATAAACTAAGCATTGTGCCTTGTAAGCTGGATAACTTCCAGAATTTAAAAGGTGAATTCCATCTGCACGCAAAGGCAATGATGAAAACTTTACATCAATTACTACATAATGATATGACTTACCAAGTTTTGGTGCACTAATTTTACTTTCGGTGTTATTTAAAGGTGGTTCATCAACCAATTTATCCAAAAAATCGCTTCGTATCAAAATATCAATAACACCTTGTGTACATGTGTGATAATTTCTGACTGGTGCAGAATGTATAAGAGGAACTCCTTGAAACATTAATTCTTTTGTTTTAAGAACAGTTTCGTCTGTAATGAATGATGAAACACTTATTACCGGAATTTTATTCAAATTAATATATTTTATCAATTCGCTTTCAAATTCAATACCCCGATTCATAATAAACTCAGTAAACCCATTCACATGTGTGTAAGAAGTTGTTTTATGAGTTGCACGACGAGTACTAAGCTTTAGCCAGTCAACTAAAGGGTCTTGCATCATATAATTATATAAATGACTTGCAGATACCATTTCTATATTTTTTTTTACCTGTTTTGGTTTTTTAAATTTATGTGGTAATTCTTGTTGTGTTAGTCTTGGTCGTTTAGATCTGGTATTACTAGCGACACAGCTTGAAGTTCTCTTCATTTACAATAATTAAATTTACATTTAGATTAAAATCAATTCTAATTTATTACCATGACAGACAAGCATTAGTTCCACATTGATTTTTCGCATCGTCTTCAGAATAACAACCTATACCTGGGGGACAAAGCCATTTATTTACAGGATCACCACAAGGTGTAGGGTTCTCACACCCTTTAGGTGGTTTACATCTTAATCTGGTTACATCACATGTGTTTGTTCCTGTACAGCTAGGATAACAAGTACATGAGCCTGTATTGTTTTTACAAACAATAGCTATTTGTGTACCTACTGGATCACCTTTATCATCTTCCTTATATTGTACAGGAATACCACCAGTAGTATTAAAAACACGACTAATACCACCATAACCATTCAAAAATACAGTTACCAAATTTTGGTAATCAACAGCAGTTTTATTACCCCATTTAAAACCTGAGCTAACCATCGGTCCGTTTAAATCTCCTCCATCTGGTTTGTTTTCAAAAAAACTATAAGCACCAGCACCATATAATTTATGAGTTGTAACGGTTGGATCAATTTCATATGATACGAAATCATATTTAGTTGGTATATAATAATTAAATTCTGATTGAAACATATATACTTGTCCATTCTCACCACTCCAATAGACATTTCTAATACGAGTATGTTCAGAAAATAATCCATATGCAATTACATCTTTTCCAGATACATTTACACCAGTATTACATATAGCTTTAACCCATCCAACATAACTATTATCATCTGCATAATGATCAGCAACCCAACACCATACGTTATCTAGTATACTACTATTACCTGCAATATATAACATTGTATCAATAGAATATACATCATTATTGTTTGTTCCTCCTCCAACTCTACAATAAATATCCCACAAATACGAAGGTAATTTCTCATTTAAATTTACTAATATATTTTTACCATTTCCTCCGATACCAGCATCAAATATTATTCCACACATGCTTCCGTATCCTACTACAATATAATTATCTTTTGTTGATGTCAAGACAGGGAGTCCTAACCCAAATAACAATTGGTTTGATAATTTTATAGGGGTCTCTATGTTATATCTTCCAGGTGAAAATATTATGCAATGAATGTCAGTGTTTGCTAATATTTGATTTAACAAAGCACCTGTTATAGTTTCATTTACTATTCTATAATTAGTACTTGGTATTTGTATATTAGTATTAATATTATTATTAGTTCCTGATGAGTTTGTTAATAGTGAAGGACACATTACTACTATAGATTGTGTGATAGAATTTCTATCAGTTGGATTTGTCGGATTTATACATGCTAAATATGGTTTTTCATATACTCTTGGTGTATTATCAACAACAGTTAAATTATGTGAAAATGCAACTGGTGTAGTAGGTGTAGGTATACAACAACCTTTTCTAGCACCTTGCGTAGATGTACAACCTACATTTACATGATTCCAAGATGTATTAGGAAAAGTTCCATATTCAGTATTTCTACAAATAAACTGTTGTTGTGAACCCATATCTAGTATCCCAGATATTTTACAATTAGCCATAAAACCGCCAGAAGAGTAGCCCATATCAGTAACATCAGCCATTTCTGCTAATAATAAATTTCCATTTATATTTACGGATCTTAAAGAACATGCCTGACTTACTGCATATATCATAGTATTACCTGTTAGAAAAGTTGATTTTGTAGGATTTACTGTCATATTTTCGCATGATCTCCAAAAATTATTTAATGCACCGATTGAATACAAATCAGAACCGTTTTCAACAATAGGACCTCCTTTCATTGTAACTTGATCGTTTGTTTGACCTAACCCAGCTACATGAGTATAATATCCTATTGGTATATCAACATTATATGTCCCGGGCATAAATAAAAATGCATAATTTGTAGTGCTGTTTTGTCCCGGATTATCTTTCTTATTTTCGTGTTTACCAATTCCTCCTTGAGGAGGAGGTCCGTTAAACGCGTTATTTATTTTATTTTGCATATCAGCGGGGTTATTTGCATCAGTTTGTGTAAATATATAAACATTATCTGGAAATATATTAGTACACGAGCTACAATCATATGTACGAGTTTGACCTTTTGGACAAATCGATGATGATGCTGGATTACAAGTCCAAGGATTTTGTGTCTTGTCACAACAACTTAGAACACATTGTCTATTAATATCATCTTTTGTACCGGTGCATTTTGAAATATCGCATGATGTACCTGATGTATTTTGACAAGTTACTGTTCTAGTTTGATTAGGTGTGGCATCTGTACAAACAGACCAATCACTATATGTCCATGAACATGTGTCTGGTGATGTACATGATTGTGAAAGAATAGGGGTGCCACATTTAGTAGTATCAGCACAAACTATTCCAGCCGTGTTTTTACAATCTGTTGTTTTACGTGTTTGGTTTCCTGAAGAATCACAATCACCCCAATCACTATATGTCCACGAACACGTGTTTGGTGAATGTTTAGGTTTTAATATTAAAAATAATATCAATGTTATAAGTAATATAGCTAATACTCCTGATACTATCATTAGCTTTTGTTTACTATTTAGTTTCATTTTTAACGATTGATAATATATAAAAAAAATAAGGTTAATTTTTATCTTTATAATAATAAAATGAGTAAATTAAAAGAAACAAACAAATCAAGTGTAAAGCTTCTTTATCAATTAATGTATGATATACATCAGATATTAGTAAATAATGGAATAAAATATTGGGCAGATGGTGGTACATTGCTAGGAGCTGTTCGGCACACGGGTATTATTCCATGGGATGACGACTTGGATATTGGTATTTTATCCAAAGATATTAAAAAATTTTTAGATTTAGAAACAAATTTGAATAAGTGTGGATATAGTATCTGCAAAGTTTGGTGTGGTTACAAAATTTTTTACACGGACAGAAAGAAAATTGTGATAGATGGTGAAGAACAGTGTTATTCTTTTCCTTTTATGGATGTTTTTCCATTTAGAAAGTTTCCAGATGGAAAATATTATTTGTCGCTTAAAGCTGCTCGAGATGCATGGCCTAAGGAGGTTTGGAATGAAAAAGATCTTTTTCCTTTGGTAGAATATGAGTTTGGAGATTTTAATGTATTAGGTCCTAAGAATTATCAAAAATACTTTGATAAATTATATGGAAAAGATTGGAACAAAATAGCATACAGACAGTACGATCATCAAAATGAAAAAGAAGTCGAGAGTATTAAAGTAAATCTAACTAATCGAATGCGTAAGCCAGCAGAACCAACAGATAAACTTCGAGAACGAGCATGTGTAAAATGTTGTTTGAAAAGTTCACCAAAGAATATCAAAAAGGCGGATTATTGGATGCAAAAAGATACAAAAACTTGTTCTAAATCTGGAGGTTGTTATAATAACTTTGACATCAAAATGGGTGTTTATGTAGTTAATTGTTCTGTGCATAAAAAACGTTACGAAAAATTTAAGAAATATGCAGGCGTAGCAGGTTTGAACGCTTGTCGTGTGCCTTGTGTTTTGGGTAATAAATTTAACCAATCATTAATGTGTGAAATGATTAAGAAAAAGATTGTTTCCGCCAAAGCAGATATGACTACTATCGAAATTTCTATCAATATGTCACACTTTAACTGTTGGAAAAAACTTATCAATTCATGTGAGGATTATGCGTTAATATTAGAGGATGATGTTGAGGTAAAACCAGACTTTATTAAAAAAGTAAACCTTATTATGTCCAAATTGAAAAATTCTAATTATGATGATTTCTCGGTTTTGCATCTGTGGAACGGAAATTGGGCAGATACAGAAGAAGATCATGAATTTATTATGAGTGTTTCTCCAGGAATTAACATTGTTAAAGAAACAGAAGAATATAATGCAGGTGCGGCGGCTTATATCATATCGAAAAAGTATGCTGAATTTTTAATAAAACGTTTTTTTCCTATTAAAATACCACAAGATATTATGATGGGAAATTACGTCAAGAAAGGAAATCATCTTTCTCTAAAAATGAAATATCGTAAAAAGGATGATTGTTATCTTTCTCCCCTTTTAGATATGGAATGCGGTGGGCCAGGAGGTACAGGGTCTCAAACTACACAAGAACATTCATCCCCGACAATTGCCGAAAGATGGTCTTGTAAAAAATGTTGAAATATAAAATTTTATCATGGTTAAATTTATGTTTTTATAAGGTTCGCTAAAGTAATTGATTTCTGCTTAAATTTATTTCTAGAATACCATAGATATATTGTGCTAGATATTAATAATACTAATAATATAAAAAAAATAAAATATGGAAATAGAGATGTGGGTAGATTAGATTTAATACAAAGATTTTGGATTGAACTAAGATGAATTTTTTGTGAACCAATTCTAAATCCATCTAAATTTATTTTTTTTATAGTATCCATGTGAGCAATGTAGTAATCAGTCTGAACATCTATAGGAAATACATTATTTATTAATTCTTTACACGCAGAGTTGGAAATGATATAAAAGTGAGTTTTTTCGAAAAATGTTACTGTTCCTTTTTTAGTTATTTTTTCACTCATAAATATAGAGTTTGGTTCTTTCAGAATTTCTTTGATTTTTTCTTCAATGTGTGGTGTAATCTCATTCAAATATAAATCAGCTTCAGCTACAGCTATATAAGGTAGATCATATTCTACACATAATTTCCATATTTCATTATGACTCATAGTACATCCTATAGCTCCCATGCTAGGGATTCCTGAATGCTGATGTCTGCCTGATAATAGGTCATAGTAAGAACGTATAGTTATTAAGTTTTTTTTAAGCAAGAAGTCTGGTTTAAACTTTCGGCCATTAATAGCTTTAAAATGAATTATTTTATTAAACCCTCTTTCAGTCAAATTTTTTTCTAGATCTTTTTCTTTTTTG